TAGCTTCAGGCCAGTCAGCAATAGGTATGGGCGAGTCATCCCCATACCAGACAAAAACTGCCACAGGGATGAGCATACTTCAGTCAAACACAAACAAGTTGACGGCTGAAGTAGTTCGATCTGTGTCAAACATGATCACACGTAATGTGCAGGCCATATACCATTGGATTATGGCTGATTCTGAAGATTCTAGTCTCAAGGGGGACTATGACTGTCTGAGTACAGGGTTTATGCAGTATGTCAGCAAAGAGGTACACAACACCCAGTTGTTGAATCTGTTAAATATCATGAATCAGAACCCAGACTTACGAGAACATGTTCACACAAACAAGTTAGTTTCTCCTATATTTAGAGCCTTTAGTCTGGACCCAGAGGGTATTGTTATGACCCCTGAAGAAAAGCAGATGAAAGAACAGGAAATGGTAGGCAAGGCCCAGCAGGCGATAATGGCTGAAATTGAAGCCAAGAATGATATGATGGAAAAGCAGGCTGTTCTTCAAGAGAAGATGGCTGTATCTTCCGATCAAAGAAAGCAAGAAATGGCAGAGCGTGACGAGTTAATGAAGCAAGGGAACACGCTCACAGCACCACCAGTATTTGAAGACGATTCTATTTTAATTAGGGAGGAGAAAGAAGCTGAGTTGCAGGAACAAATGATGCAACAGCTTCAGGGCCAGCAAACCGATGCAGATTTAGACCAAATCGAGCAAAGCATAGCTGAACAAGATGGAGTTGCACCAGTTTAACACTGGCGATGAAAAGAAATTAATTGTTTCTCTGTGGAATGATCCAAGATGGATGGCATTCAAGAAATGGATGCAGGGCCAGATAGAGGAACGAAAAGAGATTCTTTCGTCACATTCAATTATTGATGACGAGGATATTGCGAAAGCGAACAATATTATCGGGGAAATAAAGACCCTTCGAGAAATTGCTGAGCTACCGCAAAAACTAGCGTCCAAAGGTGTAAGAGGGCCATTTCTGGGAGAGGAATAATCCTCACCCCAACTTAGGGAGGTAATCTATGGAAGAGCAACAAGCTCAAGAAGAGCAAATCGAAGAACAGCCAACTTGGGACGGTACTCCTGAGTTTGGTGAGGAAGAAAAATCGGAACAGCAGACCGCACCTGAAGAACCTCAGAGCGAGCCTGAAGAAGAGCCGATTGAAGAAGAGGTAGCTACTGAAGAGGAGCCACCTCAGACAAATTGGGAAAAACGATATAAGGATCTTGAAGCGTCACATTCTCGAAGAGGTAACGAAGTTCACTCACTCAAACAAGAAAGAGATGATCTTCGCCTTCAAAAGATTGAGATGCAACAGCAAATGCAAGAGCTTAACAAGCTCAAGCAGGAACTGAAGCAAGAGACTAAATCAGAACCTGATCCATTAGAGGATGACCGATACTGGAGTGACGATGAAAAGGAAATTCTTAAAGAATACCCAGAAATCGTTAAGGTCGCTGAAAAACTCGCAAAGCGTGAAGCTGTAAAGTCAGAACGCAAGCTCACAACATCTACACCCAAGTATGACGATAAAATCGAAGAACTTGAGAATAAGATTAAAGAGCAGAACGAGTATATCGCCCAACAACAGGCTTATGCAAAACTTGACTCACTCGTTGGTCCAGCTTGGAGGGATGTTGATACAGACCCTGAGTTCCACGAGTTTGTTAATGGGTCAAAGATGCGTTACAGGACTATGGTTTCAGGAGACTTGGAAGAGAAGGCTGAGGTTTTCCAAAGTTATTTGGAGACACGTAAAGTGAAAGACTCATCCTCCCCTACTCCACCCCAAGACGACAACCGCAGAAAAGCCGTACAAGGAATAATGAAGGGACAGACACCTAAAGAAAAGCCGAAGGGGGAACTCTCCATCGATGAGCTTTGGGCATCTATCCCAGATCAATAAAACCAAAATCCATTAGGAGCACGATATGGTAGCTTTTACAAATGGAACTGCTGGTGGCACTGGTACTCTGCAATCGACCTCTGGTTACGGGGCAAAATACGGGGAACTCAGTACCGCTGATGCGTTCACTATTCAGAAAAAATTCTTAAACATCAGCAAAAAGCTGATCACAATGAACCGCTTCGCTCAGAAAGATGTGAAGCCTTTAAACGAAGGTAAGGACGTTCGTTTTCGCAGATATGAGAGGTTCAACGTAGGGACCTCAGTAGTCAGCGAGGGCGTGACCCCTATGAGCGACACTTTGCGCCAGACCACAATCAAAGTGACGTTGGAGCAGTACGGAGCTTGGGTTCCTGTAACTGACCTCATGCTTGCTTTGTCCACTGATCCTCTTGTTCAGCAAATCACTGAGCGTCAGGCGATTCAGATGGCTGAGCAGATGGATACGCTTGCCTACAATGCCTTTATTGGTGGGACTTCTGTATTCTACTCAGATGGTTCTGACTACAATGATTCTACTGACGTAAAGGAAACCATTGCTGGTCATGACGAATATCAAGCATCTGGTGGTGCTAATGTGAACGCAAAAATCCTTTCTGCTACTGTTCGTTTTCTTGAGAGCAAAGACGCAATGAAGATTTCTTCAGTTGTGAAGCCTGCTTCGGGATACAACACCGAGCCTGTGGCTGAAGGTTATTTTGCCATCACTCACCCGGACGCTCGTGCAGATATCGAGTCAATCCCCGGCTTCACTCCCATTGAGAAATACGCCAATTATGGTGCTGTTCTTGCTGGAGAGATTGGAAAGGTTGGATTGATCCGCTTTATTGCGACAACTTTGGCAACACCTTCTGATTCAAACGGAGGTTCTTCAAACTCCGCTAAACTCAAAGAGCTTAGTTCTGGAGTTGCTAAAATTTACAGAACTCTTGTGTTTTCACAGGATGCTGTAGGTTGTGTAACCTTGTCTGGACAAGATTCGGTTGTACCAAAAGTTGTTACACCCGCTCCGACATCCGAGGACCCCTTGGGACAGAGAGGAAGTGTGGGCTATAGTTACATGTATGGGTGTACCATATTGCAGGAAAACAACCTCGTTCGTATCGAACATGCTGTTTCTAACATCTCTGCGCTTGCGTAATGGATGAATATGTAGGGGAGCGGATTGTCATTGTAGACAACCAATCCCCTTCATACAGACTCAAGTCCGTATCATATGAGGACTTGTTTAAGGATGGGGAGAACGTAAACCCGATCACAACATATGATGTTGAGTTTCCTGTCTACGTTCTACCTTCCACAATTAGGGTGGCCTGCACCGAATCCTTTGGAGAAGGTGCTAGGTTTAGCGTTGATAGAGTTTCTGCTGGTGAAGAAAGGGGCTTCTATATAAGAGAGTCATCACTATCTGATGCTGAAGTATGGAATGCAACACCGTCAAAGCTTTATGCGCCACTTGACACCAAATACAATAGAATGAGACTTAGCATTTACTGCAAAGAAGAGCCGACACAGGGACACTTGTGGTGGCATGTTGAGTTTCGATATCCGACATAGGGAGGAATTATGCCACAAGAAAAACACACTGATAAAACATTAGGGCTAGAATTTACAATACCTGTAGGTGAAAAACTTGCTATGGAAGTTGGTAAGGATTTGAAAGCACCAGAAGGGTATGCTGTAATTATGCTCGGTTATGGGGACCAACCCGGATACATGTACCCGCACCCTGTTTCGGCGGGTGGCGAGACTATCTGGATTCCTCGTGGAACAAGAAGAGCTATTCCAGTTTCACACCTGAATGTTCTTCTTGATGCAAAACAGAAAAAACTTATTCAGCCTAGACCGGGAGTACCCGGTGTAGAAGTAGAACAGAATCGGTTTGATGTTCAAATTCTAAGATTGCCAGAAGCAAAAGCTAAAGGCATCAAAGATAAATTAGAGGGCATTAGAGAGAGGGCGGAACGTCAACAGATTCATATTGATTGATATGAATCATAATGACACGCAAAGAGCTACGCCAAAGAGTTGAAAGACTCTTACAGGATTCTGACAATAAACGCTGGTCAGATTCTGAAATAAACGAATATCTTGACGATGCACAGCTAGATTTCTGTCGCATCGCCAAGAACCCCAAAGGTTCTGTTTCGCAAAACTTGGTAGATGTTGCGAAACGATACACAGGTGCTTCCCTATCTATTTCCAGTAAAACTGTAACTGTAACTCTTGGTGGGTCCGATACCCACACATTATCTGAGGACTCGTCTGTACTTATATCTGGCAGTTCAACTGATCAGAGGAATGGAGGACATGTTGTTATATCTGGAACGTCTGGTAGTAATACTTTTAGCTACCTTCTCGATAATGCTGATTCTGGCATTGAGTCTGGCATCACTGTTCAAGAAACTGGTCCTACAATATCTAAGCCGTCAAGCATTCTTGAAATCACCAGTGTTTCGTTGGATGGCAAAGAATTAGCTATTTATACTGAGTCGGACTTGAATAATGCATCAAACCGTCATTATTCATCCAGTATGTACTTGCAGTTAAATATGTCTAAGGCACTTCCATTCTTTACGAATACAACCTTCTCAGCACCTCAATGGAGAAAGTCTGACGGTCAGGTAGAGTCAGTAGTATTTAGCGAAAGATCTGCTTCTTCATTTCGGCTGTTTCCACTGCCTAGTTCTGATGAATTTGTTTACATAGACAAAGACGCAAATACAAAGGTATCCCAAAAGTTAATAATACAAGGCGTACTAAAGCCTGACATCTTGTCCACAGATGCCTCTGTACCACAAATCCCAGAAGCATTTCACGAAGCAATGGTGTACGGTGCTCTTGAACGTGCATATTTAAAAGAAACACAGCTTCGCAATGTTGATAAAGCACAGTCTTACCGAATTAGGTTTTTTGAGATGGCATCTGAAGCACTGAGGAATGAAGGAATGAACAGTGCCACATTAGGGTTTGGAAGAAATCAAGCATCTATGAGGTTGTTCAGATGAGTGCTGGAAAGTACAACATTGATATTGAGCAGGGTGCAGATTTTAATCTTAATCTCGCCTATAAAGATAGCGCAGGTACTGTAATGAACCTGAATGGCTATACAGCAAGAATGAAAATCAAAGACTCCCCAGTTGGGAGTGTTATTGCCTCAACAGAATCATCTGATTCACCACTGAACACTCTAACCCCAGCAACGTCTAACGGTAGTTCTGGAACGAATATTACAATTGCAATGACAGCAACAAATACTGCTAATTTAGATTTTGAAGATGCAGTTTACGACCTTGAGCTGGTAACTGGATCGAATGTTGACAGAGTAATTGAAGGGAAAGTCAGACTCAGCAAAGAAATAACCAAATGAGCAATACAGTAACTGTAAACAAGACTACGAATGTTGTAGAGGTTCAGGCATCTGGATTACAGGGAGCGACTGGAAGTCAAGGTCCTACTGGTTCTTCTGCACATGTGGGAAGCGGTCCACCTTCCACCAGTCTTGGGAATGTTAGTGACCTATACTTTGATAACTCAAACTACATCCTTTATAAAAAAACTGGTTCCTCAACTTGGACCTCTCAGGGTAGCTATTCACAGGGCGGTGGTGGAAGTTCCAACTCTTTTAATACTATAGCTGTAGCTGGTCAGAACAGTGTTATCGCTGATTCAAATGCTGACACTTTAACGCTTACAGCAGGAAGCAATGTAACTTTAACCACTGACGATGCTAATGATGCAATTACATTTGCATCTACGGACACTACCGCTAACGAAACGATTACGCTTTCTGGAGATGTTAGTGGTAGCGGTACAACATCAATAACAGCAACATTAGGCAATAGCGGTGTAAGTGCTGGGAGTTACGGTTCTGGTACTCTTATTCCTTCGATAACAGTAGACGCAAAGGGGCGTGTAACGGCTGTAAGCACAAATTCTGTACAAAGTACAGCAGGCGGTACAGTTACTTCTGTTGCTGTCGCTGGGGACTCGAATAGTGGTATTTCTGTAACAGGATCTCCTGTAACTTCATCTGGCACTATCACACTTGATGTGACACCAGCAACACTACGCCAGAAAATAAATGTAGAAGACGGTGCAGATGTAACAGACGCTACAAACGTAGCCTCTGCTGGTGCTGTAATGGATTCCGATTTTAACCAGAACGGATATCTAAAAAGAACAGGTGCAGGTTCATATGCTGTAGACAATTCAACACTGCTTTCTGATCTTTCAGCAGACACGACTCCACAGTTAGGCGGTACGCTTGAAACCAATTCAAATAATATCTTGTCTGCACATAACTCAACTGATGTTATCGCAGACAGCACCGCACATTTTACCGTAACTATTGTCGGGAGCAGTCCTTATTACTACTCAATAGATGGGACACAGCAAGCAACGCTAAAGTTAGAAAGAAACAAAAGCTACGTATTTAACAATGCTTCTTACGGTTCTCATCCTCTTTATTTTCAAACAACAGACAATAGTGGGTCATATGATTCTTCTAATGTTGTTAGCTATCAATCTGGAAATACAACTCAGACAGTTATCCTGAGAATCCCAAACGATGCCCCAGACACACTTTACTACAGGTGTAGTCAGCATAGCGGTATGGGTGGAAGTGTATCTCTTCGTCCAAATGTTCAGTACACCTCCGCAATACCCACTGGCAATAATGGTTTAGTCCCATCGGCTGGTAGTAGTGGTCAGTTTTTAGCTCATAACGGTGCTTTTGCTACACCAGCAGAAGCCACTACATCAGTATCTGGGTACTTGTCTTCAGGTGATAAGTCAAAACTAGATGGCATTGACACATCCGCAGATGTCACCGATGCAACTACAGTAGCCAATGCAGGTGCAGTGATGGATGGAGACTTTACGTCAAACGGTTTTATGAAAAGAACTGGTGCTGGAGCATATTCTGTAGACCCGAACACATATATTACAGGTAACGAAACAATAACAATATCTGGTGATATAACTGGTAGCGGAACGACATCTATTACCGCAACAGCAAGCTCAGACATAGCTCGTGTGGGTGATGCAATATCATTAGCAATCGCTCTATAAGGCAAACATGGCTAATACATTTAAAAATCAAATTACATCAGTATCCAACACAGATGCAGATGTTGTTACTTCGGCAGGTCAAGTCGTTGTTGTGGGGTTGCAGATAGGGAATATCGTTTCATCTGAGATCAAGGCCACAGTTAAAATACACGAAAGTGGGGGCAGTGCAATCGTTCTTGTGAACCAAGTCCCAATCCCAGCCAACAGCATGCTTTCAGTACTAGAGGGAGACAAAGTGGTGTTAGAGAATGGAGACAAGTTAAAGGTCGTCAGCGATACGGCATCATCAGCAACAGCAGTAGTGAGTTATCTGGAAATAACATGAGATACGTAGGGGCAGGTAATCCTGCATTTGGTGAGGACAGACGAACCTACAAAGTAGGTGTAAACGGTGTTACAGCTACTCAGACTGCGTTTAATGTTTCTTACGATGGTGGTCGTGTAGAAGCCTATCTCAATGGGGTTAGATTATTCCCAGACGATGATTATACAAAAACAAGTTCAGGAATAGGTACGCTTATTACGCTTGCTACGGCTATTGGGGCAAACAATGTACTCGAAGTTGTAGGTTATCAAGGAATCAACTCAGGTAATGCTCTTGTTGAGGATAACTTTGTGGTGGGCACTGCTTCTACTGGTAGTGGTGGTAGCTACACCAATAGCACTACTGTCTTTCCTGTCGCTAGTTCTGCTGGGGATACCGTATCGGTATGGAGAAATGGCGTTAAGCTTGTCCCAACGACTGACTACACAGTTCAGGCATCGGCAAACACAGTTACATTAGTATCTCAAGCAACCGCTTTAGATGAGATAACCGTACAGGTGGTTGGTGGGGTAATCCACAACAATGGGCTGACTGTCAATAGTGGTAACGATAGCTACTTCCTGCCCACAACTCGTGGGGCAGATACTTACGTTCTGACAAGGGATGACTCTGTAGGGACAGGAGGTACTGCGTGGAAGGAAACAATAATACCTCCAGAGATTGATTCGATTACTTACCCAACTGAATCTGGAACAGTTCCTACCGCATTAGAAGCATCTGGGGGATCTGATTACAATGTTAAAACCTTAACCATTACAAATGGTGGAACAGGCTATTCAGGAAGTGGAACTTTAAGTGCTACTGGTGGTGGTGGGAATGGCTTTGCGGGCACTTATACTGTAAGTGGTGGAGTTATAGACTCTGTGACTATAACAGATGCAGGGCAGGAATATACTTCAGCACCAACTATAGTCATTTCTGGCAGTACTTCTGGAACATCTGCCGTTATTACAGCATCCATCTTAGAAACTCTATTAATTAATGGCACAAATCTAGGTAATACTTCAACCGCACCTACAGTTCAAATACAAGTTTCAGGAACTTATGTAACTTTTGCAGGAACAGTTTCATGTAATGCTAATGGAACAGTTGTAACTTGTGCAAACGTAACCAAACGTGCATCCGCAGATAATTACCCCCTTAGATTAACTCATGGAAGTAATAATCAAGTTGCATCAACCACAGTAAACTTTAGCGCAGATCCTTCATTTTCTACCGCATCTGGAAGTTTAGGGTCTGTTTACGTTGGAGTGGCAATGTCCACTAAAACAATTACTGCTGGTAGTTCTGTTTCTTGGTATGAAGGCACTCCCACAATGCCTACATGGATGACACACTTTTCTGATGGTGCTTCTGGAACGAGTCAAAATTTAACAGGCACACCAACAATTTCTTCAGGAAATTCCGAAGTACAAAACTTTAACATTATTATCCGAGACTCAGAGAACCAATCACATAATAGGGATTTTAGTTTAACAGTCGCTAACTATCCTACAACAACAGGAGTAGCAGTAGATACTTCAGTAAGTGGCTGGCGAATCTATAAATATCAACTTTCAGATCCAACAACTGCGTCTACTTTTACATTTACAACCTATGCAACTATTCCCTCCCTTGAATATTTAGTTATAGCTGGAGGAGGAGGTGGTGCTGGTGCTTATGGAGGAGGAGGAGGTGCTGGCGGTATGAGATATGGTTCAATTTCAAACCTTGGAGTTGCTACTTACACAATTGGAGTAGGCGAAGGAGGAACCGCAGGGCCAGCAGGATATAACTCTGCTGATGGAGGCAATGGAGGTAACTCTTATATTTCAGGTGGCAGTATAACAACGATAACCTCAACTGGTGGAGGAGGGGGTGCTAACGCTAATGGTAATGCAAGTGGGAATAATGGAGGATCAGGTGGGGGTGGTATGGACACAAATGGCGGTCATGGTGATGGGATAAATGATGGAGGGACATTTGGTACTGCAACCTATCAAGGACATGACGGAGGAGATGGTTCTGGCGGTCAAGACTATGGTTCAGGCGGTGGCGGTGGCGCACAGTCTGCTGGTGAAGATGGCGTAAACACATCCCCAGCAAGTTCATCCCCTGCTGGAGATGGTGGTGGTGGTAGAATATATGCAATTACTGGCAGTGATGTAACCTATGCTGGCGGTGGAGGAGGTGGTATGTATACCCCGGGCAGTGGCGGTCAAGATTATGGTGGAACAGGTGGAAGTGGTATTGGAGGAAATGGAGGTGGTGTTTCGGGTGGATACGATGGTAAACAAGGGCATGATCACACAGGAAGTGGTGGTGGAGGAGCAACTTATTATGGTGGATACAACCAAGTTGGAGGACGAGGTGGTTCTGGAATTGTCATTGTTCGATTTGCAGTTTAAAACACACACATGAAACACAAGAATACAAAGAGTTTTAATAAGACTTCATCTGTAACGCAGAGATATACACATGAGTAGAAGTAACGATTTAGCATCTGGCACATCATCAAAGATTGAAGACTCTGCTACGGCAACTTCATTAAGTGGAACTATCTCTATAGCAAAAGCATTCTTAGGGGATTCATTCACGATATCTGACAACTTGACTGTGAATGATCATTTGGTTTTAGGAAAGGTTATTAACGATTCAACAGGACAAACTTTATCTGGATCTGGTTACACGATAACTGGGACAGGACAAATTACAATGAACGCCACTCTCGTATAAAGGAACAACATGGCAGACTTGATTTTAAAGCCAGCGAGTGCTGGTGATACATTTAAACTTCAGAATGGAGCAGGCACTTCTGTTCTTGAGGTATCGGATAACCTCGCAAGTTATTCAAAGGGTATAAGTGAGAATGCAAATACACTTACCCAGAGTTCAGGAACAATAACAATCGACTTAGCAACTGGAACTTTTTTTGAGTTTACTCTAACAGAAAATGTAACTGGTTGGACATTTAGTAATGTTCCTGCAAGTGGAACTGCTTGTGCTTGGGTTATTAAAATTAAACAACACGCATCATCTGACAAGACAGTAGCGTATCCAGACTCAGGAACAAATACAGTCAAGTGGTCAGGAGGAACAGATCATGTGATGTCAACTGGGGCAAACAAGGAAGACATCATTTCAATGTTTACTATTGATGGTGGAACGAACATTTATGCCAATTTAGTTGGAAAGGACTTCTCAGCATAATGTTAGCGACTAAAATATACATAAAAACTGATAATTTATTTGATGTTGAGTACCTTGTTATTGCTGGTGGAGGAGGCTCTGGTCGAGGAAATGGTTACAGAGGTGGAAAT